GATTCTTAATAAGGTCTGGTATTTTGAGAGACAAATCTGGTAGACTAAGTAATGCAACCCACGGCAAAACGAGCGGTATAGGTGACGGTGAACCAGGTGGATAAAATAAACCACTGTAAATTCCACCGACCGTAAGAAGGTGTGCAACCAAAGCATTTGAAAAATCTGAAAGTGATTCTTCTATTGATTTTTGTTTGAAGGTATTTTTTAGTGCTTTGTCAAGTGGTTTAGGAAGTCCTGGTATAAGAACTTGGACACCTGAAGTTGGTGCAATCATTGGTGGCATTGGAGGAACAGGAGACCACGTTGACTTTAACCAATAAAGACAAAACCCCGTTGCCATAAGAGTAAATCCTGGTTCAACGGAGTCTGGGTCTGTTGATTTCAAGTGGAAGTTTACTTGCAGTCCAAGTGAAATAAATTTTTTGAGTGTATCTTTATCGCCCTTTAATAATTTTGCACCGAAAAAAGGAGCGGTGTCTCCAATATTTGAAAGTTCGTATGCAGTTGCTATTTTATCAGCAGCGTCATCTAAATCGTTTACACCCCACGAGCTCCAATAAGGACGTAGGATTGATTTGAATAAGTTGACATTCATACTTACGTCTTATCTATGGCACCTTTACCAGATGAAGGCCAACCAAAACGGCAACTCCAATATCTTGGTGTTGTTCTATCTTTTGCAGTGTGGCATTTGTGTCTTGCACGGAATGACTTTCTACGGGCAGCGTTTGACTTCTTTATCTTCATTGTCTTTGCACCACCAGTTCCTTTATGTCCAAAGTTCACCTTTACAACATTTCCGTTTGGTTTCTTAACATATACGGAAAACTTCTTTGGACCACCTGGAGTTCTGAATGGTTTACCAAGTGAAACTTTACGTCCACGATATTCAGCTTCACCTAAAATCGTGGCACCAGATTCTCTCAAACCAAAATGAAGTTCAATAATTTGATCACCACATCCCGTGGTATATCCTTCCAAAACATATTCTGGGTTTTCGATTGTTACCGATTCATTACGATAACCACCGCCAGCAGCTTTGTAAGCTTTAACAAGGGCGGCCGAGGCATACGCGCTCGGCCACACCTTGAACTTTTTCTTAATACGAGACTTTACACTACTGTATAGTTTCTTGTTTGTTGGTACTGCTCGTTCTATTACAATAGGTTCTGCCATAATTTTCCTCTATTACATATTAGATGTTACTTGTGATGTTATAGATGATGAATCAACGTTTGTTGGTGCAGAAGAACCCTTACGAGTAAACTTCTCTGCGGTTGCAACACCAAGTCCAACAATGATAATATACATCAAACCTTCAAAAATAAATTCTGTGATCTGCAAACCATAAAACAAATTTGCTGCCCATGTAACTAACATGGCACCAACACATAAAAACGTAACAACCCTCTTTGATGAAACTGAACCGTCAACGTCTGAAATCATTGACGAAAGTCCAGATTTAAGTTGTTCCATCATCGTATTTCTCCAATTTCTGAATAAAATCTTCACGAAACCGTTGAAACTCTTCATCTATCTTTGTTAGGAGTTCCTCTTTTGTTTTACTTGTATCCCATTTTTCAACGTCACCGAAAGAATTTACAAATTGAACCTTTGCAAGTTCTTCCGCGACTAAATTTTTATCTCTTTCTGCCTCTGCCAACCAAGCAAGAGCATTTTGCTTTAGCTTTTCCTTTTCATATTCGTCCCATTTTCCAGCCAATCTAATCTTGTGTTCCATGTCTACTACACAGTCAAAACACATTCCGTGTATTGCTTTCATCTTTTCATCCAACCTTTTCGGCATACTACAAGTACAAACTTCTTTTTGGCAATTTGGAAATGTGTTTAAGTATTGATGCAATTCCTGTTGCCATTCTTTTCCAAGTTTTATACTGTAGCCTTCCTTTTGTTCCCACTCATTTCCGTCGGCGTCTTTCCATCTATCTCCAACCTTTCGGCTTATTTTCTCTTCAATCTCACCACTATATCCAACCTGAACGGATGTTTGAGATTCGTGAGTTCCGTGAAGAAGTTTTTCTACGTCTTTTACACTGTCAATTTTTATATCAGCCATATACCACCGTCAAATGAATGAAACCAATTTATTATAAATATTACTTAAATTTGAAATAACCAAGTATCTGATTTATAGGAGCAAATACCCCTGTTAATTTGTAAACCTTACCTTTGAAATTAAAGACGATTCCTTCCAATGGAGCAATTTTTTCTAAACCACCAGCGGATTTTATTCTCTTCAACTGTGTGTTCAAGACATTCAAATCGTTTACGTCAGTTGAACGAGAAAGTGTTTGAATTGCATCTTGGACATCTTTTCTTATTTTTTCCGTTGTTTTTTCTGGATTTAGTGCCATTACATCACTTACGTTTTGTAGAACTTCCGCACCAAAACTAAGAACAAGTGATTCAAAAGGTTCCATGTTCTTTTTCATTTGAACAGAAACTTCTGTCTTATCTAAGTTCTTTGCCCAATCCAAGACAATTTGATCTGGTATGTTTTTGGTGTTTAAGGCAAACGACTTATCATAGAATGCCCATCTTTTAACTAAACCATCTATCGTAGTTTGATCAATTGTACCACCGATTTCTTTCACACTATTCTTGATGTATTTTTCCCACCATCTTTGATGCCATAACCCAAGAGTATCTGCATCAGTACACTTCATCTTATTTTGAAGTCCAGTTATTTTGTTTATGTAGAAGTTCAATCTCTTCGTGTAATTTTTTGTTTTACCGATGGTTAAAGTTTTTGGTTTAGAAATACTGAACGTTTTCTGAGTATTTGCATTTACTTGTTCAATCATACCACTCAATATTCTGGCATAATCTGGATAATCCTCGACTTTAATTCCTTCATCATTATACAAAGAAACCCCGTGAAAAACAATATAGGCACCGTCGTAGTTTATGACATTTGCACTTTCAGGGTACATAACTTCAAGATTCATCCAAGCTTTACCTTCTTTAAAAATCTTGTTTTGTTGTTTTGGAGTTAATCTTTGAATAGCTTTCTCTAAATCTCGGAAAGCATAAGTAAACGCACGTTCTATTTCACCACGACCCGCAAATTTTGTTTGGATTGATTTGTAATCCATACCGCCATTTTTTATGTCACCCTTGTTTCTAGCAGCGTATAAAACACCGTCCCTAAAAGTAACGAATAGATTTTGTCCGTCTAGTTTTTCTGTTGGTTTACCTTCAACAGTAATTTCACCAGAAAGACCAAGACGGAACATTTCTTTTAGGTCACCGAATGTAAGACCCATGTCTTCAAATGGATGAGTCATGTGTCCTGCAACACCACCCTCTGTTATGAGAGCATCTTCTTTCAGAACTCCTTCAAAAACTTTATCCCAAAATTCTCGTTTCACAATAGGAAGTGATTGGGATTCTTCTTTTACTTCTGGAAGAAGATTGATATTGAATTTCTTTGCTAATTGAATTATCGGTGGTATAAGTAACATTGTACCTGGTATTGGTATTGCGGCAATCGCCCCTAATCCAGCTAACTTAAGAGTATCTTTCATTTGGTTTCTAAACAAAACTTTTTCTTTGTTTGATATAGGTTGTCTTTTAATATACTTCTGTATTATAGGCAAAAGATCCTTTGTATCGGAATATTCTTTTTTAAGGATGTTAAAAAACACTATACCTTGCTCCTCTGACATATTTGCGAATGCACGAAACCAATCGTTTACATCTTCTTTTATATTACCGCGTCTTTCATTCATTTTACCGATTACCATGTTGAAGATACCAGCGTCAAACCACCCCATTATAGATATAAACCTAGATTTAAGCTCTTCTAATTTAGCAGACCTATCACCGAGTGCCTTGCGAATATTTGTTCCAGACATCTCACCAAATGATGGTATATCAAAGGAAACGTGCGGTGCATAAACATAATACGCATAAGGGTTTGTGATGTCTTTATAGGGAATTGCCGTTGTCTTATTGTACTTCATAAGACGCTTATAACCAGATAATCTACCAGCGTCTTTTTCACCTATCATGTAAACAAGTACCGTTTTTTGTGGGTCGAACTTTTCAAGGAGTTCTTTTGGAAAGTAAGGACTTCTGGCTTGAACCACGTTCTTTATACCATGCTTATTTATGATTCGTTTCTTTTCCGCAAAAGTTAAAGGAGACCTTTGAGGTTCTGTTTTATCCGAAGTAACGATGTAAGTGTTTTCTTTACCAAACTTTTTAGCCAACCAATCGTAAGCAGCTTTATGATGCCTGCCCATCGGTTGAAAACGGCCCGGATAAATTGCAAGGATAGTTTTATCACCGGATTCCTCCTCATTGAATATTTGAAGTTTTAATTCACTAATAATTTGTTTTACTAATTTATTCATTCTTTACTCCGGCTTTGTTGGCCATATTACATGATAGGGTGTATCAAAATTTGTTATGTCACGGAGAGCTTGACGATATGCCTTCCACTCTTCTTTCTTTTCTTCTGAGAGAGCGACGTCTGCAAGTTGTGTCCAATCACATTCTTGGAGTTCAATATTTCTCCTTGAACGTATGTTTATCCATAATTGGTTTATCAGTTCTTGTATTTCCGCTTCATTTTTCGGTGCAATCGTTTGATATTCTACAACTTCATCGTCACCAATAACGAAATAAGAACCTGTTATTTTATCGTTCTCACCCAAAGGAGTTTCAACAAAACGATGAGGATACCAACCAAATGATTTGAGGGTTTGGTTATCTAATGCGTTAAAATTGGAAGTGTTCTCCCAATTTATCGGTAGCATTCTTGGCCCATCAACCACTTGTCCATTTTGGACATAAACGTATCTCATATTCACTCCATTATTCCAATACCTATAAATATGGAGATTGAATTGTTATTCTAATTTTTTGTAGGTTGCCATCAGATTTAATCCGAGAAGTTCTACACGACCTCTATCTCGGAATGCACCATCAAAGAAGTTTATTGCATGGTGTGGAATGTCATATGGTCTTCTATCTGTATATCCAAACATATAATCATCAAAAGCAAGTATACCGCCGGTTTTTAGAAGTAGATACGAAAGAATACCATCAATCATTACATCAGATGCAAGATGACTCCCATCAACATAGATAAAATCAAATTGGTGTCCATCTGCCAGAAGTTTTGGTAGAATGTCTTTTGACATACCACGATGGACTATACAACTACCATCATCAATATATTCTCGAAGATTGTGTTGGAACATATCATAGATACTGGAGAAATCCATTTCCCATTGGTCGTGTTCTAAACTACCTTCCCAAGTATCTATACAATGAAGTTCACCACCATCTTTGAGAAAGGTTTCAATGAACCAACGAGTAGAACGTCCTTCAAATCCCCCTATTTCAAGTATCTTTGGCTGTTTAATTTCTTTTATAGTTGGTTTTACCCAACAAAGAATTTCTGCAAGATTCTTACTGAACCAATCATGATCATATCTTAAATCATCTCTTGTACTCATATTTCAAACCTATCCCAAAGTTCTTTCCAATCTAAATAAGGGTCTTTCTGTGTATCGTATGCCATGTGTAAGGCAACTGATGGAATTGGAGTGAATAAAGTCACTTCCTCTCTCCATATCTTATTGACCATTGTTGACTCATTAACATGATTCATTTCACCCCAAACGGTTCCGTACTCCGTTGCCATTGTATAGAAGACGTGCCATCTTGCACGAACCAACTCTGGATTACAAAGGAATGTAAATGTTGTGTGGAGATTTGTTCTCCAATGACGATTCTTTCCGTAAACAATTCGAGTTGGTTCAATCCAAACAGGAAGATAATTATCAGGGTCGTCAAATGGATGAATAGAAATTTCTCTTCCCAAGTTTTCCTTGAATGTGTAATAGGCATCAACCATCTCATCAATTGCCGTTGGATAATGTAGATAATCATCTTCTACAAAGTAAACCAAGTCAGCATCCGAATCTCTACCCCGTTCAAATTGTGCCAGACCACTTCCTTGCCACCCCTCGTATTCGAGCGGTATAAAGTTGTAAGGATGTTTTGCCTCAGCAAAAATTTGATGAAGTTCATCAATAGATTCTTGTGTAGAGTGGTCATCATACCACCAATACGTTATATCGTGTTGAGACTGATTACACGTATTCACAAGTGATTTAACACACTTACGAATAACGGTGTTTTTAGTTGCTTTACAATAACGTGGGTTTTCAGAGATGTGAATTTCTCGTCGGTCGTGTGTTCGTAGGATTACGTCTAGTTTTGCCATATTATTCTTTTTCCCATACCGTCAATTTTTTATCGTATCTGTTTATGTAATCGTACCGACCAATAAACTTGAACTTTTTACTCACTTCTTCTTCAACATTGATACCATCGTCAGACCAAACTACGTTTCTTGTCTCATCCATTCCTGTTGGGATAAATCTCTTTTCTTCATTCATCAAAATGAATTTACCGCCGGTATTTAGAATGGAATGGATAAATTGGATGTCTTCGATTGGATGTTCACTGTGTTGAAGAACAAAAATTGCCATCACAAGGTCAAAGTTCATATCTTCTGTCCGTTCCATTCCTTTTGAGTAAACCACTGGTGTAAAGATTCTACTGAGGACAAATTCATTAGACCATCCCAACATAGGTTCGCTAATATCAAACCCCGTGACGGGACAGCCAAGCCGTTGTATAAGGGCTTTAGACATTCTTCCAACACCACAACCAAAGTCAGCTACCTTTGAATAGTTGTTTGCCAGATTTTCTTTGAGGATAAAGTCCAGAAGAAACATTGTTTCCTTTGTAAACTTCTGCGGTACTCTTCCATCGGGTGTTAGACAAATATCTTTGGCGTGTTCTAAACTTTTGGGGTAAAAAACTTCCTTCAAGTACGTCATAGAATTAACCCTTATGTTCTTCTGCTAATTTTGTAAGGTCTTCACGAATCTTTTCGAATGGAACATCCCACTCACCATACTTTACTTGACGATACAACTTCACAGAATCGTACCAACGAGAACCATCACCAGGAACAGCCCAAGTATAGTAAGGCATAATCGGAGTTAGAATCCATGTCCGTTTACCAAGAGCAGCGGCAAGGTGTGCAGTCGCGGTACAAGAACTGATAATAAGGTCACAGTCTGCCATAATGTTTGCTGTATCATCCCATGATTTCATTTGTTCTCTCATGTCTCCAAATGGAAGCCCATCTACAAGATTCTCATCACGTTGAAGTGAGTAAAATGTTGTGTTTGGAATATCGTGGAGTCCAATCATCAATTCTGGTGGAAAACGTCTATGTTGTTCATCTTCAAAGTCAGGAGAACCCGACCAACGAACACCAACCTTTAAAGTTCCTTTCTTTGCGAAAAGAGAACGTCTCTCGATTGCCTTCAAGAATGGCGAACCATCAAGTTGTTCGTATTCTAAACCAAGAACGAAAGCAGCTGACATTGCTGGAACCCAGTAATCATAGTGAGCCCCAAGTGCAACTTCGTTGTCAATACAAATATACCCATGACGTGCGAACATTTCTTTTAGTTCTGGTGCACAAGATACTAAAACCTTTGCACCCTTTTCCACGAAATGTTTTGCAAAACGGAAATTACAAATTTGGTCTCCATAACCACCTTCACATCTGAAAAGAATTGTCTTTCCTTCAAGTGGTTCGTCCTTCCAAATTTTTCCTGGAAGTGGTGGTAGACCGAATACGTCAATGTACCGACCGTAATTAAAGTGTTCCATCGCCTTTTTGAGATTTCCATGTCTCATTTCGTGCCATCCAAGATTGAAAAGAACTCGGAGGTCATCTTGTGGTTGAGAACGAAGAATGTCTTCGGAGATTTCAGGATGCCCGTTGATACTGGCTTGGAGTGCAATATCAAGTGGGTGCATTTGACCCGGTTCTATTTTATCTGCTCTGTTTTTCATTGATACATAACCTTTTATTTAAACATAACTTTATTTGTTTACTATCATAACTATGGAATGGTAAGAATATACGAAATTATTTGGAGAAATACCAACGATTTTTTATTCTTGACGGATGGCTATTGTATGTGATGCACCCGATGTTACCCCAATCCATTTTGAGTAAGTACCGATTTGAACAGGTGCAGAACGGGAAAGTATTGATGCATCTCCAAGATAACCGGCAGTATTTACACCCCATGCCCAAAGAGTTCCGTCTGTTTTGATGGCAGATGTGTATAAATTTCCTGCATAAACAGTTGACCATTGGTCTTCACCGATTTGGATTGGTGATGAACGAGATAGTACAGTTGAGATAAATCCCCTACCAAGTTGACCTGACGTATTTAGACCCCATCCTCTAATAGTTCCATCGGTTTTTAGTGCCATTGTAAATGAACCGTTAGTATCAACAAAAGACCAATTTGTTAAACTTCCTATTTGTATTGGAGATGATGTAGTTGTAAATGTTCCATCTCCTAATGTACCGCCGGAATTTAGTCCCCATGCCCACAAAGTTCCATCTGTTTTTATAGCGTGCGAATTGTTTGTTCCAGCAGAAATTTTCGACCATCCTGTTAGTGTTCCAATTTGAATAGGTGAACTTTTACTAGTTAATGTTCCGTCTCCGATTTGACCTGTAGTATTTGTACCCCAACCCCAAAGCGTTCCATCTGTTCTAAGTGCAAGTGCATGATTTGTTCCGGCAGAAACAAATGACCAATTTGTATCTGTTCCAATTTGAACAGGTGAACTTCTCGTAATTGTTCCATTCTGTCCTATTATGGTTCCAAGCCCCCAACCCCATAGACTACCATTTGTTCTAATCGCCATAGAATAAGATGCACCAGCGGAAACTTGTGACCATCCAGTTAGAGTTCCAACTTGAACAGGTGAACTTGTTGAAGTTGTATTATTTCGACCTAATTCACCAGATGTATTTAGTCCCCATGTCCAAAGAGTTCCATCTGTTCTAATCGCCATTGAATGTGAAAGTCCTGCGGATGAAGATGACCATCCAGTAAGAGTTCCAATTTGAACAGGTGATGATCTTGCAGCAACTGTATTATCACCTAATCTACCACCAGAACCAGCGACTCCATTTGCTCCCCATGCCCAAAGTGTACCATCAGTTCTTATTGCTAGGTTGTGGGTACCAAAAGTTGCACCATCAACAGTTGACCAACCTGTAAGAGTTCCAATTTGAACAGGAGATGACCTAGAAATAACAGTAGTATCACCAACTTGACCACTTATATTACCACCCCATCCCCAAAGAGTTCCGTCGGTTTTTATTGCAACAGTATGTGATATACCAGTCGATATAACCGACCAGTTCGTTCCTCTATCTATTGTCCATGATGGTATGTTTGGTTCTAATCCCAACTGTCCATTCGTTCCTAATCCCCAAGCCCACAAACTTCCATCAGTATAAATAGCCATCGTATGTGAAGCACCAGCCGAAACCTTTGACCATCCTGTCAGTGTTCCAATCTGTATAGGAGATGAACGAGTTGTGACAGTATTATCGCCAATTTGTCCCCCTCCATTTACACCCCAACCCCAAAGTGTTCCGTCGGTTTTTGTGGCTACTCCGTGGTCGGCACCGAGGGAAAGGGTTGACCAGTTTGTTAAAGTTCCAACTTGAACTGGCGAACTCAAACTTGTTGTGTTATTTTGTGCCAATTGTCCACTTGCGTTCGCACCCCAAGACCAAAGAGTTCCGTTTGTTTTAATGGCCATCGTAAACATTGTGGTGTCAGAACCACCACCAGCAGATACCCTTGACCAATCAGACGTTGTTCCAATTTGAACAGGTGAACTTCTATCAATAGCAGTTCCGTCACCAATTTGACCAGACACATTTCTTCCCCACCCCCATAGTGTATAATCCGTGTAAATCGCCATTGTGTGGGAAAGTGAAAGTTTTACCGATGACCAACCTGTTCGAGTTCCAATTTGTGTTGGTGAACTTCTATAAGTCACGGTGTTGTCACCAATTTGTCCCAAGTTGTTTGCACCCCATCCCCATAGAGTTCCGTTTGTTTTGACACCCATCGTGTGAAGGGCAAGGTCGCCCCCATCAATTGTTGACCAGTCGGTTAATGTTCCTATCTGAACAGGAGAAGAACGTTGCATCGTATATCCAAGTTGTCCTGATGCAGCCAATCCCCATGTGTATAAATTACCGCCGGTAGAAACACCGATTGAATGTGAACCGATTCCGTTTACATCTTTCCAAGTTATTCCTGTTCCAATTTGAACAGGTGAACTTCTACTTAGAATTGTACCGTCACCCATTTTACCCGTAGTGTTTGTTCCCCAAGCCCACAGATTTCCACCAGTTGTTATTGCAAGAGAGTGATCAATGTTTGCATTCACTTTCGACCAAGTGGTAAGGGTTCCAATTTGAACAGGATAACTACGAGAAATTACTTGGCCGTCACCGATTCGACCGGTTGTGCCGAGACCCCATGCCCAAAGTGTACCGTCATTTTTTACGGCGAGTGTGTGGTTTTGACCAGCGGAAACTTCTGACCAGAATGTATCGTCTCCGATTTGAATGGGTGAAGAACGAGCGACATTTGAACCTAAATATCCAAGACCTAATTGACCAGCTGCGTTTATTCCCCATCCCCACATGGAATTGTCTGTCTTTAGAGCAATAATATGAGTCTGCCCACGACCTATTTTTGATAACCATGATGTACGAGTTCCGATTTGAACGGGTGAACTTCTATTTGTTGGAGAAGAAATCGTGTCACCAAGATAGTTCGTAGCGGCACCCCATCCCCACAAAGTTCCGTCAGTTTTCGTGGCATAAGTTCTGTTAGTTGTTGCCCACACATTAGACCAATCAGTCAAAATTCCTATTTGAATAGGAGAAGATTTAGAAACAGAAGTATTATCACCCAATTGACCACTTGTACCCAATCCCCATGACCATAAAGTTCCGTCTGTCTTTATTGCAACTGAATGTGTATTTCCGGCGGATATTTTTGACCAGTTTGTAAGAGTTCCAACTTGAACTGGTGAAGATTTTGTAACGATTGTTATATCACCGAGTTGTCCTGATGTACCCAATCCCCAAGACCAAAGAGTTCCGTCGGTTTTTACAGAAAGTGAATGATTACCACCTACTGATATTTTTGACCAATTTGTGAGTGTTCCAATTTGAACAGGTGAACTTCTGTTGATGACAGTTCCGTCACCAAGTTCTCCGTTGGTATTTGTTCCCCAACCCCAAAGAGTTCCACCAGTTTTTATAGCCATTGTATGGGAATTAAATGAATCAAATTGATTCCAATCTGTTCCAGAACCAATCTGTAAGGGTGAAAATTCTCCACCATCGAATGTCGCTCTTGTGGTATTTAAACCAAGTTGTCCTATATTATTTTGACCCCAAGACCACAAAGTTCCATTTGTTTTTTTAGCAAATGTTGTATTCCCCGATGAGACAATAGATGACCAGTCTGTTCCATATCCAACTTGAAGTGGAGTAGATTGATTTATGGTATTAAGACCAAAATAAGGCGGTCTACCACAACCGCCTGTATCATTGTTTCCGCAAACATACATATCGCCTGTATTATCTATTATATGTGAAACACCATTTCCAGCAAATCCAACTACCCAATTTGTTTTTGTTCCTATTTGAACTGGAAATTGAGGTCTATTGTTAGTATTAACAGAACCATTTCCTAGAGCACCCGAATCGCCCGCGCCACCTGCCCACAATGTGCCATTAGTTTTCACAGCAAATGTGTGATTATTACCGGCATTTACAGTTGACCAATTTGTATCTGTTCCAATTTGAACAGGAGAAGATAAATTACCTAACCCGGTTTGTCCAAATCCGTTATTTCCCCAACCCCAAAGAGTTCCATCTGTTTTAATTGCCATTGTGTATGAACCACCAGCAGATATTTTTGACCAACCCGTAAGTGTTCCAATTTGAACAGGTGAACTTTTAGCAACAACAGTTCCATCTCCGATTTGACCAGATGTGTTATTTCCCCATCCCCAAAGAGTTCCATCAGTTTTTATTGCAACTGAATGTGCAGTTCCGGCGGATATTTTTGACCAACCCGTAAGTGTTCCAATTTGAACAGGTGAACTTCTGGGTGTAATATTATTATGTCCCATTTGACCAGAATTACCCGTGCCCCATGACCAAATAGTTCCATCAGTTTTAATTGCCATTGTGTATGAACCACCAGCAGATATTTTTGACCAACCCGTAAGTGTTCCAATTTGAACAGGTGAACTTCTATCAATAACTGTACCGTCACCGAGTTGTCCTGAAGTATTTAGTCCCCAGCCCCAAAGAGTTCCATCAGTTTTTATCGCCATTGTATGAGAAGCAGGTGATACGGAAACTTTTGACCAATTTGTAAGAGTTCCAACTTGAACCGGAGATAGTCTAGTGGATGTATCCCCCAATCCTAAAACCCCATTTCCGTTATTTCCCCATGACCATAGAGTACCATCTGTTTTAATAGCATTTACGGCGGAAAATATACTAATATTTATCCCACACAACCTAGATTCATCATCACTGTTCCAACCTCCACTTAAGTATGTTGGATGTACCATTTGTATACCGAGCGGACCTAGTGCATTTGATGCCTGTGTTCCACCATTCGCACCCCAAGCCCATAGTGTTCCATCGGGTTTTATACTCATAGTATGAGAAGCACCAGCACTAGTTTCAGACCAGTAATCTGAGTTCAAGTAAGTTGGTGTTATTGGTTCATTTCCAAGTTCACCGTTGGTGTTTGTTCCCCAAGCCCAAAGGGTTCCATCGGTTTTGATGGCCATTGTGTGGGCATCTCCTGCCGAAATTTTCGACCAATTTATAAGAGTTCCTATTTGAATAGGTGATGATTTAGATACAGTAGTATTATCACCTAATCGTCCTGTTGTACCGAGTCCCCAAGACCAAAGTGTTCCGTCGGTTTTTACTGCAATTGAAAATCCGTTTCCACCAGAAGAAACATTCCAATTTGTTAGGGTTCCAACTTGAATAGGCGATGAACGAGAAACAACACTAGTATTTCCCAATTCCCCGTTTGTTGCAGTGCCCCATGACCAAAGTGTTCCATCTTTTTTTACCGAAATGGTATGGTTATATCCGGCTGTAACTGACTTCCAATTTATTAGAGTCCCAATTTGAACAGGAGAAGACCTATTTATAACATCAGATACTCCAACTTGGCCCCCTGCACCACCTCCCCATCCCCAAAGAGTTCCATCAGACTTAAGAGCAATCGTATGCGATAATCCACCACTCCCACTCACCCACGTTGTTCCGGCATCAATTGGATATGGAACGTAGGTAAGTATATCATTGTCCGTTTGACCAAAAGTTCCGTCTCCCCACCCAAAAAGTGAGTATTGGGCTGCGGCACCCGTCACTGGTGTTTTTGCTGTTCGTATAATAATGTCTTTTATCATACCTTAGAAGTTTTGACCTCCTGTGAAACCATACCAATTTGTACCACCGTTAAGTGATATAAAACCAAAAACATCTTTCTTACCGTTCGTACTTGTTAGGGTTGGGGCAGTACCACCTGACCAAGTAACAGCGGAACCCCAAGTAACTGAACGAGCAGTTCCGTCGGCTGTAAATATAAGTACAAACGAACCAGCATTATTTGTTGCCGGCGGATTAGAAATTGTTAGAGTTGTGATGTTTGCATTAAGAGCAACATCAAAAACGTTACCGTTATTTAAGTTTAAAGTTAAAGTACCCGCGGAAATCGTCGGTGATGTATATCTTTCTTCATAATCTATAAATACTGGTGTACTTAAAGAACCTGACATTAAAGTGGAACCAGAAATCGTAATTGTTGTACCGGCGATTGTTAGGGTGGCAGAAGCAGTGGCTGCATTTGTTGTACCGTCGGAAATAAGAGTTCTACCTGAAAGGGCATTGTTTATCGTGTTGAATCCTGTTCCCGATGAACCTGATGTTCCTGATGAACCAGAGGTTCCTGTTGAGCCAGATGACCCAGAAGTTCCTGATGAACCAGAGGTTCCAGATGAACCAGAGGTTCCTGTTGAGCCAGATGACCCAGAAGTTCCTGATGAACCAGATGTTCCA